GCCCACGGTCTCAGCACCCGTGCCGATCTTTGCTTCGGTCACGTTACCATTGGTGATCTTGACCGTGGTGACCGCATTGTCTGCCAACTTGCCCGTGGTGACGTTGACATCTGCAATCTTGACAGTGGTGACCGCACCATCAGCCATCTTGGCGGTGGTGATTGAATCGTCGGCAATTGAGATAGACGCTTGATACAACTGAAACCGTGTGCCGTCATACTCAATCTGAGCAATTCGACCAGCCACCAGTTCACCACCCACCATTGGGGTGGATGACCCCACAAACAGGTTTTTGGCACCCAGACCATCCACATCAATGGTCACTGCACCCGTGTTCGTGGCGACAGGGATGAAACTGAGCGTCATACCTGCCACGTAAGCGGTGTACGGGGGCACAGAGGTGCCAATGAGTGCGTTGGTGCCGGTGACAGTGATCAGGTTGTTGAAGACCGTTGGATCGTCAATCGCGGGGATGTTGTCGTATGTGCCGATCAGCACGTTGGTCGAGGTGTACAAGGCAAACTTGTAGGTCACGCCGCTGTTGAGCCAAATCTCAAAGGGTGTGCGCCCCGCAGCGTTCAACACGATGGGGTTGGTGTTGGCCGATGCACCCGAATTGGTTGTCCAACTGGTGGCCGGGGTCGTGGTGCCTGCGGTGTACACGTACAGCAGACCCCCGGCCAAAGGGGTGCCGTTGCTGTCAAAGAACTGAGCACCCGCGCCTGCGAATGCTGAAAGGTTGAACGCCATAAATTGTCCTTTAGGTTAGCCGGTCACCACGTTGTAATGGCCGTGCGCTTCCAAGTGTTTGTTGCAACACATACGTAAATGTAACTGGTGTCCCAGCAAACTTCACCTTGAGTGCCCGCTGCCGTGGCGCTGGCTGGTGTTTTATTGGGAATCGGGTACTGACTGCTTTGGTACAGCGACTGAAAAAACATGTACCAAGGGCGATTGACGCCGCCAGTCACAGGGTCAACAATCGCCACTCGCGCAGGAGTCAGTGGGGTGATCTCAGGCATTGGTGCCATCCAAAAGCAGTTCAGCGCCCACGATGGCAACCTTCACCGGGTCAGTGCCCGACACCTCGTACACACGATCTCGCAGCTTGAGCGTCATACCCAGACGCCGCCAGAACACTCGCTTGAAGTACTCCCCAATCTGACCCATAGACGCCAAGTGCTCGTTGGACCAAGTGTGACCACCATCGTCTGACCAGCGCAGCATGATCAAGGGGTTGGACCCTTGACCGTTCTCCAAACCCACACCCGTTTCACAGTCGAGTTGGAGCGTGTGCTGCGTGGTGCGCTTAAGGTTGTTTTGACCCGTAGGCAGCGCCCGCCATGTTCGCAGCCACTTCTGGATACGGTCATGGTCGGAGTACTTTTCCATATCAAACGCATAGATGTTCCCGTTCTGGTAATCACCCACGGCGTTGACATTGTTGAAGTACGTCTGGCAGTTGCTGCGGTGGCGCGTGAACTCACCGTTGATGAACCCGGCACGTTCATGCCATGCTTGGGTTGCCACATCGTAGACCCATGTGGCGTTGGCCGTGGGGAACGATAGCACGTAGAACGAGTGGCCGTCTTGCTGGTAGGTGTAGGCCACAGCGTCCGAGATGTCGGAGTACTGCTGGATTTGCCACTCGACAGCATGGGTACTAACCCTAGTGCCCGAGTACCCGTTGGCCCGGTAGACGATGCCCTTGCCTCGGCGATCAGAGCCAAGCCAGAACAGGCTGTTGTCCATCTTGGCAACCGAGAATGCAGCAGCGCATCCGATCTCGTTGAACGCACCGTCAATCCGCTGAAGCGGGAAGTCTGCGTTGCCCGAGTCGTACCAGACCTCAACCGAATTGGTGCCGAACAGCCAGACCTGCCCGTGGTCCACGATGGACGACACCAGATTGTCGGGGTCTGCCTCGGCACTGGCGAAGTCCAAAGGATCGACTGACAACGGGTCGTTGAGCGCAGTCACCCAGACCTTCTGGCTGCTTGGCTCGATGAACACAAAGTAACCGTTCAGGAACGATACAGTCAGAGCACCGGGGAAATCGGGGTCTGTGACTTGGGCGAAAACGCTGGTCAACGTGTTGTAGACGTACATTGGACCATCGCAGGCCACGACAACCTGTGTCCCGTTGTCAGCCATTGACACAGGACTTGCAATGTCATTGACCACGCCCAGCAAGGTCACGGTGTACGAGTCGTCCACCCGGTACAGCGAGTTACCAGACACCACGTACAGGTAGTCGCCCACGGTGCGGATGCCACGGATTGGCCCAGTGCCCACGGTGACCAGCAGACGCAATCCCGGAGCACGTTGCAAGAACGCAGGTTCTTTCCCACCCTCGGGGACAATTTCGGGGAACAGGTTGATCATTTGATTGTCAGCAGCATTGACACTGCGGGCAACATATGAACTGCCCAAAATTGGGGACTTCATTAGTAATTTCCGGCGTAAATGTTGAACCGCTGACGAGTTGCCACCAGCGAGTACGGCATCGACATCACATCATCTGGGTTGTTGATGCGCTTGAGATTGCGCTTGGATGTCATGGCGATGCGCTGCACCTGCGGCGATGGCTCCACACCAAACTCGGGTGCGATCTCCATTGCCAAGTTGTACGTAAACGCACGTAGGTAACCCGGTGGGAACAGCAAGTTGGTTGCCAGTGTGGCAGGGTTGCTCAACTCCTCGACCGAGATGAAATGCCACTCTAGCTGCCGTGTAGGCACAGGGTAGATTGTCATGGTCATGTCAGGGAACGTGTTGTTCACGAACATGACCTGCGGGTACGTGGAGGTCACAGTCTTGACCGCGATACCGTCATACTGCTGCTGGTTGATCAGCTTGACGCCAAACGACACATTGGTGCCGGGGTCGCGGTAATACGTGGCGTCATCAATCAGGATGGGGCGCAGGCCCACGAAGTCGCCTGTGGGGCCAAGAGTTTGAGTCTGGTTGCCCACACCAGCGGGCCAAAGGAACGTCTGATCTTGGGTGCTGAACACGGACAAACGCTCGGTGTTCCACGATTCGGTCATCTGGTTGAGCGCCACCAAAGCATCTTGTGATGTGGCGGCAGACGGTGTTTCACCCTCGGCAAGAACGCCAAGCAACCGAAGTGCTCGATTGATTTGGTCACCGGCGCTGTAAACAGCCATGTCAGACTCCTTCGGTAGTCACCTCAGCAGGGTCAACGGCCTTGCGAGTGTATTTGCGTTTTGTCCCCAGTTCGTTCACTGGAGCCGCATCTTCGGGAGCCGAAGGCGTGGTTGGATTGTATCGCACCCAACCGTTTTTTTCATCGGCTTCAGCCTCGGAGTCAGAGATTGCAACTTTGGCACCGTGGAGAAAGTGTGTGAGGTAGATGACCATGACAATTCCTTAAAAACAGGGACCGAAGCCCCCGTTTCATTCACAAAACGTGGATTACAGCAAAGTTAATTACAACGGCCTCAGACAGCGAACCACCTGAAAGGTTGCGCAAAGTGATTGTGCAGCTTCCAGTAGATTTGCCGGAAATCCAGCAGTTGTAAGCACCAGCAGTAGCACCGGAAGACACGCTTAGGACTACAACATCTTTAACGCTGATTTTGCTGTTGGTCAAGGTAAACGTAACGTTGGTGGCGTTTGCCAACGCAGCGTTGTTCATCGTAATCTGACCAGCAGACTTGTTCAGAGTTACCCCCGTAGACTTGTCTGTCAATTGGGTCACTGTACCGCTTGCTTCTGCGGTGTAGCCCAGCTCGTCACCAGACATTACAACGTTGGACCCGATAATGTTCTGATCTTCGAAAGCAACGCCAATTGGTTTGGTGTTAGATGTCATGATGATTCCTTGAAAAACGGGGACCGAGGTCCCCGTTTAGGTTTAGGCAATTTTGTACACAGTGTACGCATTGTCAGCCGTTTTGCGGAAACGGAACATGGCGCTAGAGGTGACAGCCACAGCGGTGAAAGCGTTGCCGCCATCAGTCAAACCAGTAGCAGTCGCCAAAGTGACAGCACCGGACGAAGTGCCGATGTTCACGATGCTCAGATCGAATGTGCTGCCAACGGTGGCATTGGGAACAGCAGCTTCAATCAAAGCTGCGGTGGGCAGCGTGTAGGTTGCAGCAGTTGTGCTGGGGTTAGCCACCAGCATACCGCCAACAATCTGAGCCGCCGTCAGCGTAGCTGTGGCAGTAGCAGTTTGAGGGGCGGCTGCTGCGCCGAGGATAGTTTCTGCGCGGTTACCTGCACCGACTTGGTAGCCGCCTGCGCCGTTAGGGATTGCCATGATAAATTCCTTTCAAAATTGAGATGAATGAAAGGGGACCGAAGCCCCCGTTTCAATTTAGCCCCAGAGGCGAACTGCCATTTGAGGACGGATTACCGAATATCCGTACAATACATCGATGCGACATGGAAGTCGATCATTATTAATATCATACTGACGCACGATACGCAAGCTGATGCCGTTATGCACAGCACGAGCAGCCATATCGACGCCTTGAGGCAGCAACAGGTCGGCAGTGGCGAAGGTGATGGCATCCTTGTGGTACACCAAGTTCTGAGCGTACTGTGTGGAGGCAGCACCCACGAACACGACAGCTTTGCCGCTTTGTGGCAGAACGTCCACGGTTGCCAAAGCATTGCTGGCCGAGAACATTGGAGCCACGGTGATGGTGCCAGCACCAGAGCCGTTCAGAGTCACGTCAGCGGTAGCCACGAACTGGAACAGCGAGCCGGTGGACTCACGGGTCTGTGGGTTCACGGCGAAGCAGTCAGCCACGGTGAACACGTCACCTTGCTTCACAACGCCAGCGTTGCCGCCACCAGTGATCACGATGGAGGTTGCGCCTTCAGCGGTCACAGCAGCCGACAAAGTAGCGCCAGTGGCACCACGGGAGCCGGTAGTGAACTGCTTGATCGACTGAGACATGTTGATCTCGTCAAAGCCCAACACGCCAGTGCCCATCATGCCGTTGCGGAACTGCTTGCTGATGGTGTCGGTGGGATTGAACAGACCCTTCAAGCCTTCGACCAAACCAGCGTTGGCGGCTGGGTTGACAGTGGCGTAACGGGGGCTCATCACAGCGGCGTTCTCGTTCAGCTTCTGCTGGGCAGCCAACAGAACAGCGGAAGTGGCAGGCACGGTGCCGGGTGTGCCGACAGTGTTGCCGATGCTCTTGTATGCGTTGGCAACGTCAGCATCAATGCTGGATGCCAATTGGCTGATACGAGGCTTCAGAACACGCTCTGCGAAGTCGTCCAACTGCATGGTCAATTCGGCAGAAGTGAAGTTCACGCCGATGTGCTTCTGGTTGGAGACGCTCAGGGTGGTGAACTGCTCGTTGTCGTCCTGAGTTTGCAGGGCGGCACCATCGGTCACCAAAGCGCGGTCGGGCAGACGGATACGCAGGGTGGAGCCGATCTTGGCACCTTCCACAGCGAAGCTGTCATCGTATTGGCGGTTGACGTTGCGAGTCAAGACCAAGTTGTTTTCGAGTATTTCCAAACTTTTTCTTGTGATCATGTCGATCGTCAGAATGCTGTTAGCCATTTCAATTTCCTTTAAATGATGAAGATTGGTGAGGACACACGCCGCCGTTTTTATGTTTACCAGTGTTGCAATTCATACAAAGAACTTGATAGCCCGGAGGGAATCCAGACTTTCTCAGCCATCGGTAGAAACCGTAACCCGAACCAGCGTACTGACCCGATTTTCGTTCTTCCGCGCCGTCATTGTCAATGTGATCAATTGATAAAAACATTGGCTCATTTTCACCGCAGCAGTTGCACTTATACCCACCGTAGGCGGTGAATACTTGATCCCTGCAAACCGTTTGTGCGCGTTTGGTTTTTTCTGATTCAGCCTTGCGTATTGCAGCGACTTCCTCAGGCGTCCCATTTGCTAACTTGCGGTTGCGCCATTCACGCGATAAAAGCCGAGACTGATCTCGATTTTCTTCTCGCCAATTACGCATACGTTGATTAACTAACTCTCGGTTGCGCTCTCTATATCTGGTAGCCGCTTCCCTGTTGCGTTGCCGCTTCAGTTCTTCAGCCGTCAAATCTAAATTGTCACTCTCCATTTTGGTTCTCCTGATTTCGGGTAATCATTGTACCCAATCACAGGAGAGTTAGCGGATCATCTGCGCTTGCAGCTTTTTCATCTGTCGGGCACGTTCGGCTTCAATCCACTGCGAATCCGTCATGGTCTTGATAGACCGAGGGTCCGTAGTGTCATGTGACGGTGATCCAGAGGATCGTGCGGCAACAGGGTTAATCGGCGCAGGTGCAGACGTTGTTCTTTTCATGGGAGGTTCTGCGGCCAACTTGGCCTCGATTTTCCCAATCTCTTTTGCCTGACTGAGTGGCGTCATGCGTGAGATACGTTCCGCATCTTTGGGGTTGGAGCCGAGGTAGTAAGCTAACTCGGGGCCAATCTCCGAGGATTGGATCGTTTCGGCCATCACGTTGGTGATCGGTAGCTTGGGGTTGTAGGCGACTTGCTCGAAATCGTCGTACTTGTCCCGCGCTGCTTCTTCACGTTCCTGATAGCTTTCGAGTACGGCAGATTGCTGCTTGGCGGCTTCACGCTTGGCAATCAGTTCTTCGGCCTTCTGGTACGCCAGTGCTTCCGCATAGGCTTCAGGGCTTTCAAACTGATCAACGGATGCCGTTGGTGCAGCTTTCACGATCTGCGTTTCCGCAGCACGTTGTTGCTGTTCTCGTTCCCACTTACGTTGCTCTCTTGCGAGGCGTTTGCCGATCATCGCGTCAATCTCGGCTTGGGAGTATTTTTTCTCCTCGCCTTTCTCCACTTGGGTCTCGACG